GATGACAAGGAGTTGCACGATTACCTGCACAGTATGAGCAAAAAAGAGCGCCGGGAACTGGCAGCAAGGTTACGCCTTGTGAAACCGAAACGGCGTAAAGACTACAAACAGCGAATTACAGATCATCAGCGACAGCAGCTCGTGTATGAACTGAAGTCCAGGGGATTTGATGGCAGCGAGAAAGAGGTCGATTTACTGCTTCGCGGCGGCAGTATTCCATCAGGAGCAGGCCTGCGTATCTTCTATCGGAACCAGCGTTTGCAGGAAGATGATAAGTGGCGAAACCTGTATTAATTACGCGGGTTAACAATTCGTGCTCTTAATAATACCAGGCATATCAGGCTGATGAGCATAAAAAAACGTTTTACATCAGTAAGATTATTATATACTGTAAATATAAACAGTGGTTATGTATACAGTATTGCTTTGGTGTCATAGGAGGAAAGATGCAGGACTATTTTTTGGAGTCTTTGAAGCTCCAGCGCATTGATTTTTTTCTTAAGCTTGTAGCGGCTAGTGAGTGTAGTGATGAAGAGAAGGGGCTGGCCCTGCAGTGGGTTTCTGAACTGACAGATGAACTTATGGCAAAAATCAGAACCCACGAATACAATCGCTCAATGGATGTCATCAGCTGAGGTGACCTTTATGCGCATTGAAATAATGATCGATAAAGAGCAGAAGATTAGCCAGTCTACCCTGGACGCCCTTGAATCCGAGCTTTACCGCAATCTGCGCCCCCTGTATCCCAAAACGGTAATTCGCATCCGCAAAGGTAGCTCTAACGGTGTGGAACTGACCGGACTGCAACTGGACGAAGAAAGAAAACAAGTGATGAAAATTATGCAGAAGGTGTGGGAAGACGACAGCTGGCTGCATTAAGAAAAGTTGCTGGCGTCTGAACTTGGTTCTGGCGTCAGCAAGGTTGAACAACGAGTACAGTGAGGCGTTAGGTGTGGCGTTTATTTGATGAGTGAACGCCCGTTCTGCGACAGGTTCGGAGATTAAGGTTGAAACTACGGGCAAAATACCATCTTTTTCCTACTTAATTGAGTCCAGTAACAAGTTACAGTTACTCTCATTGTAGAGAGAACGAGCAATTAGTGTTACCTGCTTTCCATTCATTCCCGGCTTATCCCATAACACAGCTTCTTGCGACGCCACAAATTCAGCATAATCAATTATGCGTTGTTCGTGATCTGGTTCCTCATAGCCAAAGTATGAGAGCGCATCGTTGTAAGCGTGGTAAGCTGCTTTCTGTAATATCTTGATATCGGCTGTAGGTACTTGCTCCGTGTAGCTAGGATCTAATTGTGTGCTACTGCCATAGAATGCACATGAAAGGTAAGATATTGATTTCTGTTGAGCTTTAGTTCCTTTCTCATAGTTTTTAGCTGTTACCGCCTGAACTGGGACGCTAACAAAGCTTGCAACCAGAATTAAAATTAATACGTAAAAGCTTTTCATTTTGACCTCAGCCGAAACGTTAGAGAGACTATCGAAATTTGTAAAACCCGTGGCGATTCAGTTTGAGATCCTCCCCCTTACATGATTTTTAATCAAATATATGCTTTTGTAAGCATACCTGTTAACCGAATTATTTATTTTTAGAGATCTTCCGACATACTGATTATGCCCGCTGAGGAGTTCACCTTGCGTAAAGTCCGATTCGCTTTACTCGTCTGTGCATGTCTATGCTGCATGAGATTGCATGATCGTTTGAGGATCGTTTTTGCTAAGGCCCGCCAGAACTGGCGGGCTTTTGCGTAGATCATGCACCTGCATGAAAACCACTACATAAAGCGGGCAGGCGTGGCGGGGATACGAGCGCGCGGTTTGACTGAAAAGTTATGATAAATCACAATTAGGTCTAGTTAGCATTTTTTCTTTTCATGGAGACAACTATGGAACAGGATTATATAGATCGTGGCTTTGGTTTATGGTCAAAACCTGGTGTCCCGCGTAAGGGATGGGTAAACGTAGGAGTGGAAGACCTAGAAGAAAGTCGAAAAATTTGTGATATGTGTGGGAAAACAGAGATAAGGTATGTCCACATAATGTCACATGAGAATTACCCAGATTACTTAGAGGTAGGGTGCATATGCGCTGGTCACTTGGAGAATGATTATGATTCTCCAAGAAAACGAGAAAGTGAAATTAAAAGTCGATCAGCCAAAAGAAAAAGATGGTGTAACTTACCTTGGAAAATATCTAAAAAAAATCAATTTTACATAAAAAAAGATGGATATAGCATCATCATTCTCGACAAGGGTGATTATTTTATGGGAATGATAGTTGACGAGAGAACGCAAATTAAATATTGGACTAGAGAATGTAAAGATACTAACGAGGCGAAATTACTTTCATTCGATAGAATAACAGCGCTAATGGCAAGCTCTAAATAATTTTAGGATTAATTAAATGTATAATGTTGTATTGGATACAAACATACTCCATGCGGAAGGTATTCACTCACGAGGTATGGCAACTCTTAAAAAGTTAATAGATGAAGGCATTGTTAAAGTTCATTTGCCTGAACTAGTCGTGAGAGAATTTTCCACGAAAAAAATCACCGTAATAAATGAAGCCTATAATAAGGCGATTAATATTTTAAGAGGCACTGAACGCGAAGCAAGAGGATCCGAAGAGTCGATACTGCGAGATATTGATGAACTAAAAAACATCATAGACGACAAAGTGAAAGTACTTGATGAAAAAATTAATGGTGCAGTTAGGCAATGGATTCAGGATTTTCGAATAAATATTATCCCGTTACATAGTGAATTTACATCAAGTGTTTTTGAGAACTATTTTTGTGGCAATGGTGTTTTTAAATCGAAAAAATCAAGAGAAGACATACCAGATGCTTTCATTAGCCTCAGTATCGAAAAGTTGCATGATGAAGTCGGTGAATTAATGGTTGTACTCAAGGATGCGTTGTTTAGAAAGCATTTGTCTGGCTTGGATGGGGTAAAAGTTTATGATAGCTTAGATGAACTTTTCCAATTGCCTAACATTAGAGCCAGTTTAGAAAATGAAGCCGCATCCTCTTTTTTGACATCAAGTTTATTCAGAACAGCGTTAGAAAACTTCTTACAGCAGAAACCGAATTATTTCGAAGGATTCTATCTTGAGATTACTGAGGGAACAGAACTGCTTGCTGATTGGGTTATTGGTGCACATACCGAAATCAACGATTATGGACAAGTAAAGGATATTACAATAAGTGATGTAATCAGAAAATCTGAAAGTAACTATTCAGCAAAAATTTCTTTTAAATTGGACTCTAATATCTCTTATGTAACGGATTACGGTGAAGTGCTTAAAATAGAGAGAGATAAAAACAGAAGCGCGGATTGTTGGAGTATGACAGGTGATGGCATGTGCGATCTTAATGAAAATGTGAATTTAACCTTGGAAGGTGACTTAAGTATTACCTTTCAAGGTGATTTCAATACATTGAAAAAAGAAGAATCCGAAACTTATTTGAATGAAAATGTTATTGTTATGACAATAAGTTTATATGAGGCTATTATAGACAAAGTTCTTTGATTTAAAAGAGGCGGTTTTTCGCCTCTTTTTATTATCTAAATAGTGTAATTCCCAAATTTTATTATTTCAATATCTGCCCAATTATTTAATTCTGTTAATCTTTTCTGCAGTGGTGATAGTTCATTACGCACAAATACATTTGCGGCCTTCTCCACATCCCCAAATCCTCCAACATTATTAGGCATAATCCCCATCATTTGCGGCGGCACGCGGTGCGCAGCCATCATGTCGTCGCGGCTGACATTTTTGATATTCAGAAATTCATCCTTCGCCGCGACTTCTGACAACGGGATAATCTGAAGACCATCCTTTTTGCCGTTAGGTGAGTACATAAACAGGTTGCGGAAGTTGCCTGGACCTTTGGCGCTTTTCATCGCATTGCGGAGGTTGTTCACATCCTCCTGGTTCTGCGCGGCATCGGTCATGTACATGATGAAGCCTGCATGACTGCCGTTAATGTAATACTTCCGGCGGAACAGCGTGGCGGACTCGTTGAGCAGGGCTGACGGAATGGCAGAAAGATAGCCGGGCAGGCCGTAGATCTCCTGGTTAATGTCCGGTTCCATCAGATGAAAAATGCTGCCTTTCGTGAACTGATACGGCTGGGTTGTCATACCGTATTGCACAAACCAGTAGGTATCCAGGTCTAACCCGCGTCGGGTGTATTTTGCCAGAGCAGGCTCAAGGGCGATAACTTCACCGAAGCGGTTCGTGCGTTTCTCCAGGTAGGCGTTACCAAATACCAGATAGTCCTGCACAAAACGTGAAAAAGCCTGCTGGCTGAGCAGCGGGTGAGGGATGTAGGTACTGGTCAGAATGTTGCATTTTACTGCAATCGGTGAGCTGTGATGCACGGCGGCGCGGAAGGTTCGTGCCAGTCCGTCAAAGCTGACGGGCGGCTCATACCAGCGGTCCATCTGTACGCATTCCACATAGTCCAGCAGTTCACGGCGGTCCAGAACAGGAACGGGATCGCCAAAGCTGAATGCTTCGGCTGAAGTCTGGCTTTTATGCTTGAGCTGATTCGTCGCCGCAGCGCGGTTTTTCTTACTCTTTCCCATCAAAAAATCTCCACAATATTGCTGGTATTGGCGGATTCGCCCTGCAGCGGCTCGTTAAACAGTGCGTGCATCGTTGCCCAGGCCAGATCGGCGTGGCTGGCTTCTTCGCTGCGGCTGGCTTCATAGGTCGGGCGGTTGCCGCTGGCGGTGGTGGCGCGACGGATTGCCATGAATGACTGCGCAATGTCGGTGTGCCCGGCGTCAAACTCCAGACGGCGGTGGCTGATAATGTCGTAGGCCTTGAGTACCAGAGCGTTTTTAACGTTGGGGTTGTAGACAAACTCCCGGACAGCAGGAAAGAACGCTTTCACGTTCTCATAAACCCCGTGACCAACGCCGGTTGAGTCGATACCGATATAGGTCACGTTGTACTGTTCGGTCAGTTTTTTGATGGCGTCAGCCTGGGCGCGGAAGTCCATCCCGCGCCACTGGTGACGCTCAAGAATGCGGAACTTACCACCAGGCACGGCTGGCGGTGCCACCACTACGCATCCGGCGCTGTCGCCGTTTTGCGTACCTTTTGCCGGGTCATAACCGATCCACACTTCGCGCCAGCCAAACGGGCGCAGCGCCAGTGCATGAAAGTCGGTCCAGACTTCCCAGCTGTCCACCATGCACGCCTGCAGCTCGCTGAGTGGGAACACAGACGCGAGATCGTCCACAAACTCGCACATCAGCAGGTTCTGGTATTCGTCCGGGCTGTACTCCATGCGTAACTGATCGAGGTCGAACAGGTTACATCCGCCGCGCACTGCATCTTCCACGGTGACTATCTGGCGGTATTGCCCGTCTGCGCACAGCAGGCCGGGGGCCAGATTGCTGTGGGACAGGTCGATGTCCACCTTATCGGCTTTGTTGCGCCCACGGTTGAACAGCGCACCGGACCAGAACGGATAAGCACTGTGTGTCAGGCTGGATGGCGTGGAAAAATAGGTTTGTCGCCATTTTTTGTGAATAGCCATACCGGAAGCCACTTTGCGCAGCTCCTGGAATTTCGGTATCCAGAAATATTCATCCAGATACAGGTTGCCGTGGTAACTCTGGGCTGTGCGGGCATTGGTGCCGAGGAAGTAAAGCGTGGCCCCGTTGGGAAGCACCATCGGATCGCCTTTCAGCTCCACCTCCACTTCTTTGGCGAAGTCGATGATGTACTGTTTAAAGACGTGGGCCTGTGCTTTACTGGCGGAAAGGAAAATCTGGTTACGTCCAGTCAGAAGGGCGTCAATCAGGGCTTCATGGGCAAAGTAAAAGGTCGCGCCGATCTGGCGTGACTTCAGCAGGTTGCGGATGCGGTTGGTTTTTCCGGCTTCCCACCAGTGGCGCTGGTAGTTGAACATGGAGGAATGGAAGATTTCTTCCAGCTTCTCAATCTGCTCATCGGTGAAAACATTCTTTTCCGGCTGACGGCGCGGGCCTTTGTTGCGGTTGGCGACGTTAGGGTTTAAGTCGGCTTCGTTACCGCCATTGTTAAACTTGCCGATGCGCGCGTGGCGTTCCGACTGGCGCGCCAGCAGGTCA